CACTTCCACAGGGCCCATAACCTCTCGGCAGGTTTTTGTCACACTCTAGTCTCCCCCCCGGTCGCGGTTCTCATTCCAAAAGGCAGCTCCCTTCGCAGCCTCATCGACACAATCACCGATTTAACCCCCATACTGGGTAAACCACTACAAGCTCCAGGCGCGCCAACCCACAACCTACGGACTTACTTCCACTGACAGGTTTCCGCAAGCTATCAACGTCCGGCGAGGAACCCCAGGTCGTCGTCATAAGAACTCACAACACAGGGGACACTTAGCACCCGCACACAAAGACGCGACCGCGAGCCTCCACCAAGGTTAGCCTCAGTCGTCGTAGTCTGCCCAGAGCAAGGCCCAAAGGCCGGCGAGATGTTCGTTACTCGCCCGGGCGGGATCGGCCACGGATGCCGTCATCCTGGTGGGAGCTTTACTCATGCACCAGTAGGCAACCGGGGGCGAATCTCATCCACCATCAGGTAGTGGAGTTTTGTGTCGTCCACAACGACCTGCGGTGGGAGAACTGGTTGGTTAGGATACGTGGCCCTCGCTTGGAGCAGCTGTGCGAGGACACCTCACCGTCGAGTAGGACGTCACAACCAAGTGATGAGAGGAGGTTCAATCACCTGACGCTGTCCATAGCCCCGAACGGACCCGGCTTAACCACATGCTGCCCTTTCCTTCCACCTAGGGCTACTAACCACGCACCTTTTCTTTACCAGTCATAACCCACGCCTTCCTCAGCCGCGTGCCCCATAACCACAGGGGGGCCAGCCAGATAGATTTCACATGGCCCGGGTCCAGCGAGGGCGAGCTCTTCCTCGACCAGCAGAGAAAGAGGCTCGGTCGGCTGCCAATCGTAACTGGGCTTACAAACCAACCTACTCTCGATCTCCACCTGTCGCTGAGGAGAAACTCCAAAGGCCCTCGCAAAGGACTCACGTGCCACATCAGTTGGTGGTTGCCAACTCGGTTCTCTCAGGCTCCCTATGTCAACGCCCAGGTATTCGTACTCTGAATACAGGGACCAGTTCACGCGCTTTCCAAAACCCCTTGTCGCGTCGTGGAGTAAACACATGTACTTTCCAAGTATCGGCACCCCGCGCATAAGAGACCACTCGCACTTCGAGACACCATGCAACCAGGCAGGCGCGAAGCGGGGATCATGCATATGCTTGTGACTGGAGGTCACCTGGGAAAGGACCTTCCTCCAGTCGCGAACCATGGTCCAATTAGGTCCAAGGTTCAAGGGGGCCGATTGGCCAAAGCGTATGTGCTCCAGGCACCTGACAGGGCGCTCAAGGACCACCTCGTGACCGGAAACACGCAATGCCTCCGCAGAGAATCCACTAATCACACGATGGCTATCGCGAGCTTCCAGAAACAACAGTGCGTTGTCGCCGTCGACGAGAGAGTCGTACTTGACACCAAACGACTC